GTTACTCGTTGCTCCGTCATTAAGATTCTCCTTTGCTTTTAGAAAGACTTTCTCAGCTCGTGCGTAGTATGCGTTAAGTTCAGATGTATTAGTTTTTTCGGGAACAGTGCCAAGATCGTTCTTAATGTGAGTAAGATCTTTGCACATGTTTGTACCAAACATCTGGAGTTGTTGCCAGAAGTTAACCAGAGGTTCGTAGAGATCATTTACCCATACCACTCGTCCAGGGAATGATTTGGTAATCTCAATTGCCATGCTTCCACCACCAAGGAAAGGTTCACGATACTCAGTGAACGGTTGGTCAGGAAGATATTTGAATAACTTGGTAAGAGCTCTGGACTTACCACCAGGATACCTAAGAGGTGTTTTAAGAGATTTCATAATTACATAAATGTGCAGACAAGAACTAGTCTTCTCAATTTGGAAGGCAGATAATGATAGTGCTCTCCCTCAAATACTATTATAGCATCTTCTTTTGGAGTAAATCTATCATCTCCACAAACAGTATCACCATCACTTTCATTCAGATATACTAGAAGATTTTTATGTGGAAAGTCATGGTCTACATGAGGTAGAGTGCAATTTGATCCAAGTAAAGGCATCGTAAGATTAATGCCTACTCTAAAAACACAATCTAGATTTATCTTATTGTATAAGAATATCTGTTGTAGAACTACATTTACAACATTAGCATATCCAGAATTTTGTTTTGGATAAACTGTAAAGTCTGGAGGATCTAAAGGTCTCTTGATAATTGTGTGTGTTAAAAGAGGAATAGGATTTTCATGTGAGTTATCATTCTCATCTTGAACACTATCATCTGTCCAAAACCAAGGGAAATGACCGCTAAGAACTTCATTCTTAAATTTAAGATATTCTTCTGTTTTTGGATTGAGAAACTCTTTAATCATTTGAATTGACACTCACACATAATTTCAGTAAGAGCGGCAAGTAGATTGATTTCTTGGTCAGCAACAAATGCGGATTGATACTGATACTTAGCAATCACCAAGACAGCTTGAGGAATGCTTTGAGGTTCTAGACTATCGTACAGACTATCATAGATGGTCCGAAGAATAACGTTAGGATCGTTATCCAAATTAGTATTAACCCACTTGCGAGCTACGGTAAACTCTTTTCTTTTCAGAGCATCCATCAGTTCTCCCATGCGAACTTCTGCCATGTTGGCAAGGATGCCCGTATCAATTATACCACTAACGCTATAACGCTGCAACTCATTCAACACTCTCCGAAAATCGGGAAAGTGTTTTTGGATGACTTCTGCCGTAACCTTTGGATCATACTGAATGCCTTCTGCCTCAAGTATAGTCCTGACACGGTTGAAGAAGGTTCCAGCAATTTGAGCTTTCTGCTTTCCTTTGATTCCAAAATCAACGACCGCACAACGGGAGTGGAGAGGTTCGATGATCTTGTTCTTGTAGTTGCAGGTAAAGATGAAACGGCAATTGCCAGCAAATTCCTCAATAGACGCCCGTAGGAGGAGTTGTACGTCGTGGGTTGTGTTGTCTGCCTCATCAATAATAATGACCTTGTGCTTAGCAGTCGAGGTAAGTGAGACGGTCGAAGCGAAAGACTTCGCATGGTTTCGGACAGTATCGAGGAATCTACCCTCGTCGGATCCATTAATGACATAAGAATCTACACCAAGTTCATTACACAAAGCTTTGGCAACTGTAGTCTTACCGATACCAGCAGTGCCACAAAGAAGAAGGTTGGGGATCTCCCCAGCATCAACAAAAGACTGGAAAGTACTCTTCGTTTCTTTAGGAAGAATACAATCCTCAATAGTTTGTGGGCGGTACTTTTCCACCCACAGAAAATCATCCTTCATACTTAGAGTCGGGTTCAAGGGCAATCAAATATTCCAGGTCAAGTGTAGCATGTCTGAAGAGAGATGCGTTGTGCTTGCTGACAGTGACAGAATAATCACCAGGCAGAAGCTTAAGTGTTTCTACTTTAAAGTTGAAACAGAAGTCGGAAGTGGTCTCACCAACACTTACAGCATAGCTGTTAGAAGTGTCATTCTTTTTGTCTCTCACAACCAGATCGATAGTTGACCCATTACCGACTACGGAGAGATCTTCCACACCATAGATACCAGCTGCCTTTACGATGTTAGAAAGGTCAGATGCAGACACCAGGAAGGAAACTTCTTTACTTGGTAAATCTACTTTTTTATCTGGGGGTGTAGTGATGACAGAAGGATCAGCAAAGAAGTAACGAGTCTTGTTCCTGCTGTCCTTGATGGTCAGATAGTTCTCGTTGGAGAAATCAAACTCAGCATCATTAAACAGAGTGAGTCCAGAAAGAAACTCACTGAGATCATAGATAGCGAAGTCCCGAGGGAATGTTTCTTCTACTGCACAACGACCAAGGATGTTCTTTTGGATTGAAAGCGTAGAGATGTTGCTACCTTTCTTAAAGCAGATCGACTGATTGATAGTAGAGAAATTCTTCAGGATGTCGAGGGTGCTTTTAGAAAGTTTCATAGGTATCACGCTTTGCATTTTTATCGTTAAAGTGTAGCAGAAGAACTGCGTAGTGAAGGATCTTCAGAATATCCCTGCGGGCAGATCCCTTCCTGTCATATCGAGAAGCATACTTCAGGATGTTACTGCGACAGAATGGCTCACCATCACCGCAAGCTTCAATCAGATCAAGGGTCTGGATTTTATCATCACCAGCTGAATAGTGCTGCTGATAAGTTCCACGCACATACTCAAGGAGCTCACGAATAATTTTATCTTCTTCATACTTGTACTTTACAGCAGAATTAAAAGAACCGAGATCACCACCAGAGATAGTGAGAGTGCTACTGGGAGCATAATCAACAACGGGGTCACGATCATAGTTCAAAACAATTTTGTCTTCGTTCATAACATCATAAAGTAGGGACCAAGAATTAACCATAGCAAAAAAGGAAATCATTTACAAGAGATTCGGATTTTTCTTTACCGAATTTACTTGAGAGGTAACCTCCGACTGGATCCAGCTTTGTCATGTACCTGTCAAAGTCAGTATACACAGAGGTGTCTTCTCCAGTAGGACAACTACATTCTACCATATCCTTGTATGCAGTCAAGTACTGCTTAAACATCGGAAGATGATCGTTAACTTGGGACATGGTACACTTGGCGACATACACATTCTCAGAGAAGTGATTGCCAGGTTCAAAAAATCTGAATGAACCTTCTGCCTTTGGAAGACCAGGAACAGAGAACATATAGTTTTCTGTTGGGTGCTGGAAGTCAAAAACGATGATGACTTTCTTTTCAAAGAAACCCATCAGGTCCATTCCGAAACAAGGGAGATTTGATCCAGTCTTAGGGTAGAGAATATTGTTGTAGATACAAGCTTTCTCATCCCAAATCAAAACCTCCCTAGACTTAATAAAGTGGGGACTGGTGTAGATTTGAGCTCTTAGGTCTGTATCGTTTTCAGACCATCGAGCCCAACTACCTCCCCACTCCAGGTCAGGGAAAGTCTCAAAAAGGGCTTCCCTGTACTGCTTCCACAGATCGATCATCTCTATCTCCAAAGTTTACATCCACATCTACTTTATCATACAATTCAACAAAAGCTTGCTTAGTCTCGGAATCAAAACGATTGATGCAAGATTGAATAGCTTTTGCTTTGTCGTTGAAGATACTGTAGGCACGAATGATGTGAACAAGACGGCGGGTGCTGATGATTTCATCGATACCACCGTCATAGAAAGTCTTACGGATAATGTCTGCCCAGTCAACAAGACGCTTGCAGAAGTCACGATCTGTAATACCGAGATCCAGAGAAACACCCTCAAGGATCTTCTGCTCAGTAGCAGGAGCAGGATACTCCTGCTCAAAAGTCACGGGGAAACGCTCAAGGAATGCTTCGTTAAGAACGTTAGTGCCGATGAAACGACCGTCATCGCTGCCCTTACCTTTGGTGTTGGCAGTGGCAAAGACGTTGAAACCAGCAGCAGGATTGACGAAGCGACCGATCTTCTTCAGGAAGACACCCTTGCCCTCAAGGATCGATTGGAGACACAGGATCTTATTGGATGCCAGGTCAATC